AACTAGCAGGCTTTTCACCGGCAAGCATTTGCAGTCTTACATTACGCATATAACTATTGTTCCATGCTTCCTTTAAACTTGTGGTATTAAAGTTTGCTGGTTTACCATCGTCGTTCTTTAGTACGCCAACTTCGCCACCTCCTGCTTTAATACTCGAGTCTGCACTTTGCACACTACTAGCATTAGCAGTACAACATACTCTCATATGTCCGTTAGGTCTACTTGACAAGTGCATCCATGGTAGAGCACAAAATGTTTTACTTGGTAATTTATTTTTCATCTTAGTTCCGTATATGCCTTTTGTTGTGCATCTTTATTCATGCCTTTGTTTTTGTCACACACTTGAACACACTTCTTACAAAGTTTGTATTCTTGTGGATTGGTCCAACTATTAGGAAGATACTCTTTAAAGTACTCGTGATCTAATAGTTCGTTTATTGTGCTTGTTCGTAAACTGTTAAAGTCTTTACCATACTGCTTTTCAATGTCTGCCCAGAACCTTCTAAACGTGTGTCCTGTTAGTCCACCGTGAAAGTGACAACAAGGCCAGAGCCTAGCAACTTCGTCTATGTACAAGTAACCTTTATCAATACTCTTACAGTTAATGTCATACGTTGCTTCTGCTAGTTCTTTCTCTTGATTGCCTGGTTTAGCAAATTTGATATACCAGTCTGCAACTTCTTTGTTACTATACTTATCACTTGCTTTAAGGTTGAATTGCTTGTCTTGAGTTTGTTCTACTTTCTCACGACTTGGTGCATTCACTTTCTTCTTATAACTATCTACACTAACTACTTCGCCTGTGTTTAATCTAAACCTGCTACTTACTAGTGTCGAGAATTCTGTAAAGCCTATATCATCAGCTCTTTGTTTTGCTTCGTTAACTTGGTGTTGATTGTGTTCAAATATAATAAACTTCCATATAGCCTTGCCACCTGCGTTAATAAATGCTGTTGCGTTCTCTATAATCTTATTGTAGTCTGTGTTAATACGATATAGTTGATTAGTATCTTCTAAACCATCTATACTAAAGTTAACTTCTATACCTCGTCTGCCATTACCTTGTTTAAGAACCTGTTGATGTTTTTCACCTAACCGAGTCCAAAATTTTGTATCTCTTAAACTACCGTTAGTGTCAAGAGTAACAACTTTATAGTTCTCTGCACCGTAGTTAATTATCTTTTCTATCTGCGGGTGTGCTATAGGATCACCAATTGTACCACAAAGGTTACAGTTGATCTTTCTTGTATGTGGACCTATGTCTTCTGTAATTTTTATAAAGTCATCGATTGATATACTTCGCATAGGTAAGTCTGGTTTAACAATACTAGTTCCATCAATATGTCTTGCACACATTGGACAACCTGCATTACACAGACTAGTAATACCAAACTCAATACGTTTAATATCTTCTACATAAACAAATTTTTTCATTACTTAAACTGCTCCGCAAATGGATCGAACTCTGCTCCGCACTTCATAGCACAAACTTTTAACTTCCCATCTTTGCAACTTGGCTTACTCCAACTGTTAGCGATGTCGTTGAATATACCTGTGTCAAACACTTTGCTTAACCCGTGCCTGGCATCTACTTTATCTTTGCCACCTGCACGTTCAATGAAGTCCCAAATAGGTTCTTCCTTTTTAGGATCTTTATGCCACCACTTGTACATACGTCCAGCAGTCCAGCAACAAGGAAGTGCCAGCCCTTCGGCACTAATATATAAACTTCGGGTAGTCTTATTTGAAACCTTACAAATAATCTTTGCAGTATCATAATACTGATCCATACTACCGTGTTTGTTGACTAAGTCGTCTTGTTGTTTTAATGCGTTGTTCAAATATTTATCGTCAGGTTTCTTTAGTGCTGTACTGTCTTCGCCCTTTCGATTCTTTGCTTGGTGTTCGTCTTTCTTTTCAGTAGTTGCAGTTACAAATCGTCCTGTCTTCTTACTAACAAAACTTTCAAAGCCAATACTCTCTGCCATGGCCCGTGCTTCGTCTACTTGATGTTGGTTATGTTCGAATATTAAAAAGTCCCAACGTGCTTTACCGCCTGCACTAATGAAACTTCTCATACTGCGTTCAACAATATTCCAACTAACACCTTGTCTGTATAAATGGTTTGTGTCTTTTAATCCGTCCACACTAAAGATAACATGACCTTTATTAGCAAACACTTGTGCTAACTCCTGCCACCATTGTTCCTTTTGTGCTCCTGCATTTGTATTCATACTTAACCAAATGTCTGGATTATGTTCTCTAAAGTATTTAAATACTTCAAGTGTATCAGTAGCAACAATAGGATCACCTAAGTTGCCACACATAAACATTGACTTTAGTTGCTTAACAAAATCAATAGTAAATATCTTTTTAACATCTTCTAGTGTTAACTCATCTAAATTAATATGAGGGTTAATGCCTTCTCCGTTCATGTTACGGTCACACATAGGACAAGCCGCTTGACACTTCTGCGTAATCTCTAAATGCACTGTGTCTATGTCTGTTATCTTATACACTTATGTTTCCTATTTAATATCGAAAGGGTATTCTTCCCGTTGTTGTTGTGCCGTGCATACTCTATCACGCAAGTCAGTTGTACTGAACCTGTGTTCTCGTTTATTAAAGTATAACATAATGTCCAACCGTTTGCAAATATCTCTACCAGTGAAGTCTTTTTCTTTATACTCTTCGCCAATAATTCGTATGTCGGGTGTTAATGTTTCGAGAATGTCTTCTACGTCTTGTTCAGTTTGATACGGAATTACTTCGTCAATATATTTAACTGATTTAAGTTGTAGGTATCTTTCAAACATTGTTTGTGTAGGTTTGTTTTTAGTAGATCTATCAAGTGTTGGATCACTTTGTAAGCCTACAATAAGATAATCGCATTGCTGTTTAGCATCACGAAGCATTGCAACATGACCTGCGTGTAGTAAATCAAATGTACTAAATGTTATTCCTGTTTTCATAATAGTGATTTCCTTCTTACTTCTTCGTATACTCTCCAAGTCCACCATGTACTAATCACTATAGGCAAACCTGACCAACTACCATGCATCCACATTACTATTCCTGTGTGTAATAATTTACTGTGCCAGTAAATGCTCAAGTAGTCGTACCATTTAAACATTAGTGGTTTCGCTTTCCGTCGAACACACAAACAAAGTATAGTCCTTCAGGACCGCAAGTTACTCTGTGATGTACTCCATCTTCAATTAATACAACGTCACCTGCAGTTACAAAGCGAGGTACATTGTTTAAGAACATAGTGCCCGAACCTTTTACAAAGTAATATACTTCTTCTTGTCCTGCATGGCTATGTCCGTTAGTGCTTTTATAAGGCTTTAAGTCAGTTGAACTAACAACTAAATTATTTAATGTAGTATTGTCTTTTAGTGTATAAGTTTCATTGTCTTTAATAACTAATCCACCAATGTCATTTATATTTACTAGCATATTACTTGATCCTATTGTTGTACTCTACTGCTTCTCTGATGATACTTAAATCAACTCCTTTGAATTGTGCAGTTTTGATTATTGCGTTTGTATCTTTAGGAAAACAATGCCCACCGAATCCTCTGTCTTCAGTTACTTTGGTGTGTCCACTTCCAATACGACTATCGTCAGTTACAAATTGTCTGACAGTTTCAAAGTTAATGCCTAGTGCCTGGCATAAATCAAATGCTTGATTAAAGAAGTTAACCTTAGTTGCTAGGAAACTATTACGCATATACTTTGTAATTATTAATTCTTCTACTGTTCCAACTTTAAAAGTTAAGTCAGGTCTTATTGCATAAAATAAGTTACACCAGAACACAGAGTGTTCGTTACTTAGATACATTATGTCCATGCCTGCGAAGTCTTGATTTGCAGTCTTGGCTCTTAAAAACTCTGGACTAAAACATATCTGTTTGTCCGGGTGTGCTTCTTTAATTGTTAGCCACCCTTCGTGACTAATTGTACTCTTAATTAAAACAGGAGTGTGTTTGTTTACGTCATTTAAAACATCTAATACGTTACTAACATCACAACTACCATCTTCACCTTGGGGTGTACTTACACATATTATTATAGCATCTGGTTTAATGTCTGTCAACTTATCTAATCTAAATGCTGGGTCTACTACATGAGTTGTATGATATTGTTTTAAGAACATATCAACTGCTTTACCTACATATCCAAATCCTGCTATTGTTATCTTCATTGTGCTATCCAGTATATCCAAATTAACATTGGAATAATTATAAAAAATTGTGGAAGGAAGTTAAGTATAAGAGCCTTCTCTTTCCATTTGTATCCTACATATATCCAACCACTTGCTCCTATCATTTGTAGTATACTGTTCCAAGGTGTAATACCTGCAACATGAAATACCATTGCTAATAAAATAAAACAGGCACTAGCATATTTTATTATTTTTATTGACATTTAAGTTCGACTTTCATACCCGGGCCAACCTTGCTAGGCAAGTCACCGTATTGTTCTACATACCAATTGATAACTGCTTTGTACCAGTTCCAACTATTATGATGTGCTTGTTTATTGAACTGATGAATGTTTACACTTGTAGCATCCATAGTAGCCAGAGCCCTAGCGGATTCTGTCTGTAGTTCTCTAATAGATAATTTATCTAATTCCAATTCGCATATACCTTTTGTATTTGCCTACGTCTAGTTCACCTGCGAAGAAAACATTCTTCATAGGTGTTTGTTCGGCAAACTCTTCTACACTGTTAACACAATTAATGTGTTCTTCTAATTCACTGTAATTATTATTTTGCAATACAAGTAATTTACCTTTAGGCATTTTTGCATACCATTCACTAAAGTTTTCTATATGCTCACAACTGGTATTGATAATTGTATTGGGTCTATCTGTAGTTGGAAAACTTAAACGATTATTTTTAGTACTCCAACAACTCCAAGTGTGTGCGTCATAGTTTATATTATGCATATCTTCTATAACTGCTTTGAATCTCCAGTTGTTTTGTACATGGGTATTATTAACTGCATCAGCAATAGGTTGACATCCTTCGTCTATATCAAAACTTCTTATGTAATGAATAACCATATTAGTATTAAACAACATAGCACTTAACGTACCGTACCATCCTCCTAAGACAAATACAGTTCTTAATTCTTCACCTGTACGAACTAGCTCGTCTACTAACCAACGTTTGCTTTTTAATTGTCCCCAACTTAACGCATCAGTAAAGTCTGCGTTTAAGTTATCACTCGCTTTACGCAAGTCGTTGAATAATGTGTCGCCTGTAAGTAAACCGATACGACCAAATAAATCATTATCGTCTACAAAGTTAATTTGTTTTTTGTTCAAATCTTTCCTTTAACCATTCCCAATTATTAATGTTTGTGTAATCGTTATTGTTCTTACCATACTCTGCTCCTGCTCTTGCACCAGCAGTACTGTAGTCACCGTATAGTCCGTTGCCGACAGTAGTCCATACCTTGAGTCTGGCATCGTCTTCGTCGTTCTTTTGTCCAGGTATAATCTTACTTGTTAGTTTAGTACACTCTCTAAATGCCGCCTTCCATGTATTGAAAGGATCAGTATCGTAATGTACTATACTTCCTACAACAGGGTAAGGTACAAACTTTGTACTAATAGCAGTTGTAAAGTCTACTACTGTTTCTACATCAACGTCTAATACCTTTTGTGTAGGGAATAATTTAATACCACTGTAACCATAAACTAAGTCATTAACACTGTTACGAGCTCGGTATACATATACTGCATCCTTGCCGTACTTGTCTGGTTTAAAACTTGGATCGAAGTCTTCTGTAATATGATTGTCACCTTCGACAACATAATACATTTCAGTACGAGCCATCTTTGCACACGCCTGGTGTGCAGTTGGTAATCCTTTTACTCCGTGGCTTCGTCTTGCCCACGGAAACTTCTTCTTAACTA